ATCTTCCAACATCAAATTATGCAAATCGTTTACCTCTTTTGCGTAAAATTGAATTGGTGAAAATTCCGTAACATAGGCTTCTCCTTGCGTTGTTGTTACTACCCAATTATTATGTTCTTCTTTAAATGTAAATGTTTTCATTGTTATGTTCTTTGAATAAATAATGTAACCCTTATTACTGCATTTGTTGGAAGTGTACCCCACGCAGGTGTATTAATCTGCAATGCTATTTGGTCGTTTGCTGCTATTGAAACATTTAATGAATAATCCTCCCAAATCTTTGACACTGTATTTATTTGATTTGTTTGAATATTTATTAATTGTGTTGATGTTGATGTAGTGTTGTTTCTTAATTGAATAGCTACATTTTGATTTGAGCCTTGAGTTCCTCCATTATTAATGTGCTGTACATTAATACCAACTATTTTAGTAGCAAAAGTAAACGCACTTAGAAATGTAGTAATCGTTGTTAGTGGGATTCCTATTCCTCCAAATATAGGTGCATAATAAGTAGTTGATGCGGCAGGACTTGCCCAAGTTCCATTATTTGAAATAGTTGTAAATGTATCAGTTTTAGAATTTAATTGCGTTTGAATTGCAGAAGTAACGCCACTTACATATCCTAATTCTATTGATGTTGTTGCTGAATGTGTTGGCAATCCATTGGCATCGCTAATCAATGCCCTACTTGCGGTTATTGCTGCAACATCGTCAATTACTTGCCCTGCGGTAAAATAAGCAAGTCTATTAGCCACACCTGTTCCTGTTATTGCATCAACGGGTGTGCCATCTAAGTTGATACTCCATACATTATAAGTGCCGCTACCTGTGTGATGTTTGACATCAACAATTAATGTAGTGCCGCTATAACTTGTAACTTCACCGTGCATGTGGTTCGATGGGTCATAAACTATCAAAACTTCTTGCAAAGGAATGTACGATAAGTTAGCATCAACGGTGAATGTCCTACTTCCGTTGCCTATTGTATTGCTTGTTGTTGATGTTGTTTTATATCTATCCGATAATGAATTAATAATAGGTGCTGCGGCTGTGCCTGTTACTGATATGTTTGTTCCTGCATTTACTGAGGTAACCGTTCCTGCTCCGCCACTAATATTAACTACCGCTAATGTTGTTAGATTGGTTGTTACTATTCTATTGTTTGCAATGTCATAATATTGGTGATAGTTAGTTGTTCCATTGCCAAATATTATTGCAGAGTATGTATTGTTATACATAAACCCGTAATTGGTAAGGTTTGAATAGTCATTACCACCACCTGCTGAACTCTTAACAACTACGTTTAACAAATTATTTGCAAATGTAAAGTTTCCACCCTCAAAAATATTTTTAATGCAACCTGTCCCTAATGTAATCCCTGATACTCTTGGATAAAATACATTTTCTTGACAACCATTGCCAAGTGATGCTCCTGATGCTTGGTAAAAAATATTTCTACGACACAATGTTCCCAATGTCGCTGTAACTCCTTGATAAAACACATTGTTTTCTGCATCTTTGGTGAATACCATTGCATCATTTACCGCCTTGCTTGTTGGCACTTTTGTATCTAAATTGCCTAATGTAGTTTCTACATCGTCAACCCAAAATACTTGACTATCGAATGAATCTCCAAATTGTGCCTCCGTTGGAATATCCCCCGTTTCAAAAAATGTTTTTATTGTTGACCTATCTTGTTGTGCCATATTTATTTTTTATCCTACTATAAATGTACTTTCTATTATCATAACTCCTATTCCCTCTGTGATTGGTGGAATATTGTCATAAACTATTTGTGTTGCAAAATTAAGATTATTTGGCAAATTTCTATTCTGTTGTGTAACTACTATTGTTGTTCCACTTTCATCTATATTTAAAAAACTCATATTGGTAGTAGAAACAAAATCTACATACCTATCCAACCCAAAACCAAACTGCAAACATAAATCATAAGTGCTTTGCAAACTTTTAACAAAATAATTATTATTAGGTGTGCTTATTATCTCACTCTGAACAATAGCACTTGCCACAACATTTGGCTTTATTGTTTCATTGAAATACAAACTTAATCCTACAATACTATCAGTTATATCAATGCCATTATCAACACTTAATTTAACCGCATATTGTGGCGAACCATACAGTATCACCGCAACATCATAAATAGTCTGTCCAAACTTAACTTCGTACTGCATCAACTGAAAAATTAAAAGAATTGTTATCTTTAAAATCAATATTTATCTGACTGAATCCATCTCTCTCCAACTGCACTCCTATTTCTTTTTCTAAAAAAATATCAAGCCCAGAACTATTCAAATAATTGTCTATTCCAACCCCACATAAAATGTACTCCTTCCAATCGCCTTGATTAGAATTTATGATGTCAATGATATGGTCTTCGTCTGATAGTCCAATAGACAAATCACCATCAACTATAAGCAAATCAAATTCGCTGTTTTGTAAAAAATCTTTAGCCGCCATTTCCGTGTTTTACTTTTGTGTTTTCTATTTCTATTTGTTGAGTTGGTATTAATGGTGTTACACTTGTAAAAAATGGTGCTAATGCAAATGCTCCACTTGGTGCAAGAGTAACAACTTGACTTGCACACGCTATAATTAATGAATTTACTTTATTTTCTAAAGCATTTAATTTACTTGTCAAATCTTGAACCTTAACCAATCCCCCATTTTCATCACCTGCAATATAAACCTGCGATACCTCGCTAACCATAACTACACAACTTGTCGTTTCACTCATTTGGCTAATTACAACATAACTGCCCACCTTTGGAATTAATACAAATCCCTTTTTTTTATCTGCATTTAACAACACTCCAAAGAAATCTGCACTCCCATCAATAGGCTCACACTTACAAGTAAAATTAGGCTCATCTACTGATAACACTTTACAGATAGATGTTTCATAACTCAATTCATCCATTCCTGACAATGCCCTTATAGCCTCTCTTATGTCCGTTGCTTGATTACTCATTATGCTATCCTCCTTTCTAATTCAATGTTTTGCCTTCCGCCTCCCATTCCTATTTCTGATGTAACTGACTTAACTACATATTTTCCTTTTCTTTCAGGATAAATATAAGAATCCAATTGAACAAAATCACCTGGCTCAACCTTTGGCTCAATAAATGTCAAAAAAGAACCATAGTAACCTGTATAATTCATTTGTTCTAAAAATAAATTAGCTTTTAAATCTAACTCTGCTTTTGTGCCTCCATATTGGAATATTGTTCTAAGTTCACCTGTTGGATCACCATAATTATATTCTTCTCTTGAATTATCACTTTTAATAATTACTCCTTCTAACTTTACTTTAACATCGTCTTTTTTTAGGTAACGGAGGTTGCCTGTATCTATCATTTGTCTTTCAAATAATATTGTTTCTGTATTACTTTCTGCTTGATAATAAGCTAATCCAACTCTTAACTTGCCATTTTTAAAGTAAGAAAATAATCCATAATCTGTTCTTAACTTTTGCAACACTAATCCAACACTTGCCTTTTGTGTTCTTATTGCTCCAATTTGAGCATCTAATGCCTCGTAAGGGATGTTTGTGTTCTCAAGTATCTTACCTACTAATGTTCTTAAATTAACACTCTCATAGCTGATATTTGGTGCTATTGTTTGCTTAAGCAAAAACATTTCATCCTCACATAATATTTCCACCGGCACATTGTTTCCAATCTTGGAAATATAGCCACTAAATAATGGTGTTAGATTAGGATAGTAACCTCCAAATATTTCTACTTTATCACCTCTCCTTAACAATGGATTTTGCCCTTCATAAATATTTTTGTCGTTGTATTTTAAATTTCTCGGCAATAATATTGTGGCTGTTTGTGTTTGCTTATCCCAACTTTTTTCAATCCTGATGTTGTTGATTTCAAACCACTCATAGACAGCATTTCTACCATCTCCCAATTGAGTTATTTTTATCTTATTAAATAGCCTGTTCATCTTGTTGTTTCAAGTCAAAAGGGTTATCTGATAAAGCTGAAATTTCAAAATATTGAACATTCCTAAGTCCTACTTGTTGCGACATTGTTAAGTTGGTAACAACAATATTGTTGACCGTAAATATTCTTCTTAAAAATGTATTTGTAATTTGTAAAGTAACTGGGGCTGAGCAATAAGAAGCAAGAATACCTGTATCTACCAATGGTGCTTCGTCAGGATTTTTTGTTGCAAAAAAACCTCTTATATTAATTGAGTAATCTCCGTTATTTATAAACTCTTTTACCGTGCCTCTATTAAATCCGCTTATCTCTGTTGTTACTATTTGCCTGTTTTTGGTAACATCAATTATTACATTGTCCAGTAATAATCCATCGTTATTGCCATCAAAAAAATTACTTGCTAAAGCTACTGGCCCTAAAGTTTCTTGATATTTTTTTTCAATAGGATTGTATTCATACTCTTTATAACTTGGCATTACAATAAATAGCGAACCATAAATCGGTGTTCCAAAATAACTTGTTTTATCGGGCTTATCTGTTTTTATAGATAAAGTATTTGCCGCAATCAAAGCACGTTGCACCAATGGCAAACCAAATCCCTTTATTAAAGTTTTTTCGTTATTTTTTTGTA